GCGAATCGGCAGTATCTGCTATCTTCTGAGCAGTATCGTCTATCATTTCATCGATACCGTCCATTGCACCGCCTAGTATGTCAATGCCAAATCTTTCAAACACCCCAGCCATACCATCAATCATATCTCGTACAATCGTTAGCACCTTTAACTTCAGAATGTTAAATCTTGCAACGAAGTCAGACTGAAACGCCTCAAAGTTTCTTCTTACATAATCAAAGGCAATCACAAGTCCTGCAATGCCTACCACAATCGCAGTAATTGGAGACGTGAGCAAAGCAAATGCCGTACTCAACCCTGTCAATGTTACACCCAAAGCCATTGTTATTGGTCCTATCGAAGCCAACGCCACACCCACACCAACAATAATTCCCTTTGCTCTATCTGATAGGTTTGATAGTGTGCCAATCACAGAACTCGCAGTAGATGCTACCTTTGTAATCGCTGGTAGAAGGAAACGACCGAAGTCCTCCCCTAACTGTTTCATCGATTCTTGGAATATCCGCAACTGGTTTGCAGTTCCTTCTGACGTTCTTGCAAAGTCGCCCTGAGCGTTAGCAGTTTGACTCAGAACCGCAGACAATCGAAGGGCTATCTTCTCCTGCTGGGTCATCTCCTTAATCGACTTCGTGATGCCCTGGTTCATTGCCTCCTGCTCTAAAGCAGTTTCAGTAACAATAATACCCAAGCCCTTTAACGCTTCCGTTTCGCCAGTAAAGACACCTGCCAACGCAGTCTGCGCTCTGTCGACTGATATATTCTTGAATGAGGCTAAATCACCTGCCAACCCTGTGAGTTGCATACTCATTTCAGAGGCTTCGCTTGCAGTAAAGCCCATCGCAGTACTCATATCACCAAACAGGGCGGTCATTTCTAACGCTGACCCTCGTGCGATACCGAAGTTCTTTAATGTAGTGTTAGCAAACTGTGTAACCTCACTTGCTGAATCTCCAAAGGCTACGTTTACCTTATTAAGGCTTTCCTCTACATCGGAGGCTAATTTAATGGAGGCAGTTCCAGCCACACCTAGCGGAGCAGTTAGTCCTACACTCAATCGTTGTCCTACCCTTGTCATACTCTGCCCTACACTCTTAAGGCTAGAGTTGACCTTCTTCATCTTGGAATTGAAGTCCTTAAGGTCGGCTGATACTTTTACTAGTAATTCAGTTGATGCCATATTTCTTTAATGCCTCTTGGAATTGTTCGGGAGTTGACGCTTTGATTGGCTTGTTGCCCTCTAATTTAAGCAAATCGCTAGGCTTTAACTTCTTCTTGCTATACGGTGAAACAATCCACACCCCTAGCGTCCGAGCTATATCCCAATCTCGGAAAACATTTCTACGTCTATGTTCTGCAATCATGTTGAACTCCCGAAAGGTTAAATCCCAGAACTGCTCGGGCAGGAGTCCAACTTCTTCGTAGGCTAAAGACAGAATGTCATCCCACGTTATTTTTTTTTACTACTGTCGCCCTCTCCTTTGGGTAGGGAGTTAGTAAATGAGTCTACAATCTTTTGTAGTTCTTCATCTGGAAGGTCATCTATCCACTCTCCTACTTCCCACTCGTCAAAGTCCACAGTTTCTTTTTTCTTCTTAGCCCCTGCGACTAGAGCGGAATAGATTAAATCCCTTAAATGGTGCATACCAAAGTCGGCTTCAGACAAATCGACCTTGTGCATCTGTGTAAAGATGGCTAATTGGTTCGTGCCAAACTTAACTAACCGAGGCTTCCCACCTATGGAAACCTCGATTTCTCCTCTTAGAATGTTCATTAGGAAGCTGAGTAAGTAACTCCGTCAGTTACTGTGATTGTTCCACTATATGTGGTAGCATCTTCCATTGGAGAGTCCAAAGAAAGGCTAGTAATAAATCCTTGACCTGCGAAGTTCGCACCACCTGAAATACCGAGTACCCATGCTACTTCTGTACGGTTGTCAAGTAAGTCAAACAAGTCATCAATCCCATAACCGCTAGAAGCGAAATCTGTCAAGCCCTCGAAGTCGATTGTGCTGGACTTCTGACCACCGATTACCTCTTGATTTCCTGAAGAATCCTTAGACGATACATCAATAGTTGCCATCTCAAGTGATAGGGAGGCAGATGTAGTGTGCGCTACTGCGTTGGTTGCGACTGTTAATACTAAGTCAGTTCCGTTAATTCGTGCCATTAGTTTTCTTGGATTTTATGTCTGAAGCGTATTTTGTTAATATACAAGATAAAAGTTTCATAGTCCTCCTGGAGTGTGAAACTGCTATCCAGCGTTGTAGTTACCATCGTGTAACCATCTAAAGATAGATAGTTTGCAGTTCTAGTTCTAATTGCGTTAATAACGTCTTGAGCAATATCATAGCCCTGCGACTTACCACCAAACGACCCTTCGAACCCAGTTACAACGTCTAGCTCAAAGACAATCTCATAGCCAAAGTCATCCTTTGTAACGTCCTCTACTGTATTCTGTGAAACGAAAACGATATAAGGGTAGTCTGCATCCTTTGGTACGCTATCATAGACCGGAACATTGCTCCCACCATAGGAGATGTTTCCGTTCAATGCCTGATAATAGGCAGTCTGTAAGGCTTTATTAGGTAGATTCATGGAAGTAAAATCTAGTAAAGAAGGTTGCCGAGCTATTGTCGTCATTCGTAAGGGCTAACATATAGTCTTCATCAGCCTTGAATCTTATACGTGCGTAGCCATTGCCACTATCTGCACTCGTTGATGTCTTAGAGCCAAACGCCACATCTTTGTATATAACCGTTCCGCCTGAAGTGTAACTTGAGTCCGTGTAAATCGTAAAGCCTGGAGCATTGGTTGACTTCCTATTTGAGTTGTAAACGCCTAACTCTGTTGTTCCAGCAGTTAATACGGGTGCTTCTAAGAACTCCTCTGTAAAGGCTTGTGATTCAGTTGCGATTGAGAAGTGAACCAAGTCTAGGTTTAGATTTGCTCCCGTTACTAGATGAAGGTACTCAGTAGCCAAAGACGCTACGGTTAGTTCAGCATAGCTTACATATAAATCCCCCCTCCCTAGTGCTATCTGCGACTCGTTATAGTACCAGTCGGCAGTTGATACCTCACCGAAAGTGCTTGTTATCTGATAGCGTGGATAGTTGTTGTTCATATCTTGGCACTCCTAATTCGTTTAATTAGCCTAGGTCTTTCTTCGTCAAAAGAAGGGAATAGATACGGAAACTCTTTTATCGTACCCCTTCCTGTTTCATAGAACTCGTACGCCTTCTCTCTTTCTTCTATTGGTCGGCTTTGTAGATACTCTCTTGCATATTTACCAGTTCCAAACTCAAGATACGCACCCAAAGGTAGTTCTTTACTTTCTACCACCGCAGTTGGCTCCTCCCCTCCTGTAAAATCTCGTGATACTCTTGACTTCACTCTTTTTGCATCAGGAATACCTGGGAATGACTTCTTCTGTTCATGTTGTTGCAATCTTAGCTTTGCATCGGACTCTATATTCAACCCAGCAGTATTTATAGCATCTGCAACATTTCTTTCGTACTTCGTAACTCTACGCTTTATGTCCGTTGTGAGCTTTCCAAGATTGGTTTCAAACTTTATACTTCCCATGCGATAATCTCTAGGAACTCGTTCTCCTCATTCAGGTTTATGATCGAATGAATGTTGAAGTATCTGTCACCGAACTTTATTCTAGTTTCATTCGTAAGCCCTGCTACATCGCTAGAATATCTTGCAGTCATCTTGTAAGGCTTCTTGCCTATCAACTGCTCTGCTTCTAACGCTTCCCTTCCAGTCTGTGGCTCTATATCTACAAAAAACGTATGAGTATCAGCCCATGTTTGCGTAAGACCACCAGCCCCATCACTCGTAGTAGTAAAGTCTTGAGCAGTTACCTTCTTTAGAAACTTGCCTATGTTCTTTGTTCTACGCCTCAAAAATGTACCCTTTTGTATTGATCTAGTAGTTTCTTGCTTGAATTTGGCAATAGATTCGCATTGCCATCTATCAGATCCTGACGATCCTCATAGTTAGAAAGAGTTGCTTTTAATAGGGCTAGTTTGATTAGAGCTGGTACTGACCCTGCTCCGTATCCAGTTGTAACATCAATCTCTAACTGTTGGTGTGTAAAGAACTCCGTTAGATTGAGAGTAAAGAACTCTTGACCTGTTACCCAGTACGCATCACTAGATAAGGTTGTTTCCGTTCCCTCGTATTTAGTTCTCACCGCATCAACTGAAACGTGTGGACCGTAAGGCAGGATAATCTCGGTTCCGTACTCTTGAAATTCAAGCGTCATCTCCTTTGTTCTGAATGATAGCCCTGTGTAACGCTCGGCACTATCAATCATGGCTTCTATAATGGTATTGATTAACGTATTATCATCATCAGTTGTAACCCTCATAAAAGACTTCGCCTCGGATAGCGTAATAATATCGCCCGTTCCGTTGTCAGTAATCTTCTTAGTAAAGCCTACGTTCTTACCTGGATTGCGTGTCGCTAGTATCATAGGTTGTGTTTGAACTTGTCATTAACAATATCCACGCAGAACTGCTCCAATTTCCCTAGCTCTCGAGCGGATTGGTCTTGTAAATCTTCAGCACGTAATTTAGCCCTTTTGCTCCAGTATTCGTAGTTCTTGAATACATCACGAATAGCCTCTACCCACTCATCGAGTTTATTCCTATCGGCAAAGTATCCAGCCGAACCGCAAGACTCTAATAAACCTGGAGTAGGATTGGCAATAACTGGAATACCTGAACACATCGCCTCGACCGCAGTTCTTCCGTAACTCTCATAAAAAGAAGGCATGATTAGTATGCCTGTCTGCTTGTACACCTCTCGTATATCCTCCATATTTTCCATTAGACGAACGTTCTTTGGTTGTTCGGTAATCTGTATGCCATACGCACCTTTAACGCCTATAAAGTCAATATCGGGCATTCTCTTTGCCAACTGTGTTAGTATATGTCCACCCTTACTTTCGTTAAGATTGATTAGCGTTACTGATTTACGGGTTGTTTCTACCTCGTAGTGATTCATATCCACCGAAGGGTGAAATATCATATAAGGGTGTCTATGGCATA